AGGCTGAAATGCCGACCATAAAATTTAAACAACCACCACAATGTATGCCAGACGAATATAAACAACCATTTGCTATACACGGTTACTGGCGATATTATATTGGTGATAAACATAAAATTTGTAACAAAAATGAAGTACCATACACTATTGAAACAATTCCAGAGGATGTTTTGGATAAGTATTATAGTGGTGCTGATCGCTATAACAAGCTCAGTAGCTACAATGTACCATGTCTCGAACTTACCAGCTGATCAATACGAATATATGCAGGCGAGTAACAGATGGGCTAATTGGCCCACTAAAGAATGTTATTCATCAATTGAAATAGAATTAATTTTAAACGGACCTAATTATGAGCAAAACGAGGAAACACATATTGCATCAATTACAAGTAAACTTGTTCAACCTTAGAGATAAAGTTAAACAAATGCGAAAGCGCAGAGCGACGAAAGCAAGAAAATAATAAATAGTAATAAGCTAATGTCACAAAATAGAAACATGAAGTGGCTGAATGATAGGCGGATAATTTATTATCGCAATCCTATTACAGACATACCAACCGAAAGTACTGATCTATACGATTATTACGCGGAAGGTACGTATCAATGCTATAGCTTATTTAGAAGTAAAGCAAAAATTACTACATATAAATCTCTTAAATGGCACATGCTAGTTTTAAGATATTTAAATGATAATTTACTGGACGTGGAATTTTCATCTATATGTCATTTCTTAGCTGATAAAGATAATGGCTTTGTAACTTTCTTTATTAAAAGTAGAGTGTTACATAACATGATAAAAGAAGTATTAGGTGTTGGCGATACACCACCAAAAAATCGTATACGTAAAGTAATATTTAAACCGCATACATTATTAACATTAAGTGAGAAACTTAGCATTGTAGGTAAATTGATAGGTAGAGGTAAGAAGATAGTTGAGGATGATATTTATGAGTGCATGTTAAGTTTAAATAATGAAAAACAAAAAATAACTATTAACAAGATTGCCAAGTCTTTAGGTTGTTCAACAAGAACAATATATAGAAACATGGGTAATCAACTTAAACTTGAAAAAGAATTATTAAACTCTGAATTATGAGAAAATATAATATAGCTAACTATGTTAGATATAAAAAAGATGTTGAAGCTCAACTCAAAAAAGTTAGAAAACCAGTTGATGGTGATTATACACCCTTAACTAATGAAGAAATACAAATTAACTTTTTACCTTTAGTTGAAACTTTAGCAAGGAAACAATCTACATCTGATCAAGCATCAGGTGTATTAAGTATAAATGATTTATTACAGGAGGGCGCATTAGGTTTATGTGCTGCTGTATCAAAACTTGATAGAGAGCTTTTAATTAAGTCTGACGACCAAGAAAAGACTTTGAAGTCATTCTTATCGAAAAGAATTAAAGGCGCGATACGGAGGTCTGTAGATATTAACAGAGGCGATATAAGAATACCTGAACATAAACTAAATGAAATACGTAGAAACCCAAAAGATGAAAAAATGGTTGCTATGTTTTTTAATAGTGTATTTTCAAGTATTGATGCAAATCCAAATGACGACGAAAATATGGCTTATCAAGTTATAGATAAATCAGAACCATATAATATAGCTTTACTTAATACTTATTTGTTATCGTTAATGAGAACACATTTAACACCAACACAATATGATGTATTAAGATTGAGTTATGGATTAGATTGCGATAAACATTCAGCGAATGAGATTGCATCTAAAATAGGTGTCAACGTAGCAACTGCACATGTACGCATTTCACAGATAAAACGGGATGCTATACAAGTTCTTATCAATAATGTAGATAGTTCGCAAGTGCTTGATTACCTGTAAGTTACGGTATCAAATACCGTTTAAGTTTAATTTAATTTATGTAATTATATTAGTATGACCATAAACCAAAAGTTAGCAACCATTCAAACAAAATTTAAATCGAAGAAAAGTAGATTTAATTCATTCGGCAAGTATTACTTCAGATCAGCCGAAGACATTCTCGAAGCAATTAAACCCTATTTATTAGAAATAGGAGTTGCAGTTACAATTAATGAAGAATTAATTGCTACTGATCCTATGCCTATGTTAAAAACAACTGCGAAGTTGATGGATGATAAAGGCATGGAAGTATCTGCTGTTGCGATAGTTGGTGTGGACCTCAACCAAAAAGGTATGCAGACTCCACAACAATTTGGTAGTGCATCGAGTTATGGTAAGAAGTATGCGTTAGGTAATTTATTATTAATAGATGATACGCAGGATAGCGACGCTACTAATGATCACGGCAAAAAGAAATTTACAGCGCCAAAAGAAGCTAAACAAAAATTAGCTGACATACAAAAAGCTGTAGACTATATTAAAGCAGGTGGTAAAATAGAAGCTATTAAAGCTAAATACGACTTAACTTCTGTACAAGAAGCAACTTTAACAAAAGTTTAGTATGACAAAAGAAGCGATTATTAAAAAGCTTAAGGAAGATGAACATTATTATGGAGAATTTGGAAAACAATATCTTAGTAATAGTGATATCAAAACCTTACTTAATAATCCTTTAGCACTTGGAGAACAATCAAAACCAAGTCCAGCATTTTTAGTAGGTGGTTATTTCCATACTGCAATTCTTGAACCTAACAAGTTAAAGAAATATAAGGTTATCGAAAGCAGTACCAGAAATACAAAAGCTTACAAAGAAATGTCAGGCGGAGAGTTGTGTTTATTGCAACATGAAGTGGACAAAATAGAGTTGATGACAGAAAGAATAATGGAAAATGATATATGCCGCGGTTTAATACGTGGTATTGATGTTGAGTATGAGAAGCCGGGTATTGCAGAGCTTGAAGGACAAATGTGGAAAGGTAAAGCTGACATTGTGAATCACGATGAAAAGCTAATCATTGATTTGAAAACTACCAAAGACATTAATTCTTTCAAGCGTTCTGCTTACCGTTGGAACTATGACTCGCAAGCATATATCTATAGTAAATTATTTGGATATGAATTTGTATTCATAGCTATTGATAAAGAAAGTCATCAGATAGCGGTTATGGATTGTTCGCCTGAATTTTATGAATCAGGTAAAGACAAGGTAAAGAGAGCAGTAGAAGCTTACGATTTATTCTACAAAACAGATGGATTTGATCCATCACAATATTTTATTAATTTAACACTTTAATTTTATTATTATGCCTAGAACTAAAACAAGAACCTGTACAGTAACAGGAATGAAGACAAGTACTAACAACTTTTATGCAAATCAAAATCACGTAAAAGCTGTAGACAACTTGAGAAGAGTAACTGGTGCAACTAAAGATCAGTTATCTAGAATGTTTAATCAATTAGCAACATATTAATATGGCAAGTATTATAGCAACAAGTATTGACCTTACAAAAATACCTAAGGATAAAATTTACGAAGGTAAAAAAGGAAAGTACTTACCTATTACTATTACTGTTAATGATGAAGTTGATCAGTTTGGAAATCAAGGACCTGTGGTTGTATCACAATCAAAGGAAGAAAGAGATGCTAAAACTGAAAAAGTTTATCTTGGCAATGTAAAAGTAGTATGGACGAATGGCGATAATGTTGACGTAGCACCAAGAGAAGGTGCAGCAGCACCACCGCCTGCACAGGCACAACCAGTTGATGATTTACCATTTTAAATAAACAAAAATGCAAACTGAGATTAACGGATTTGCGATTGATGTATTCAATCAACATAATCTAGACACGAAAGCTACACAAGGCGTATGTCCTTGGGCTGACGAACATAGAAAACCTGAAAATCGTAAGAAGAAATGTTCTTCATATGATTGGGAACGTGGTCTCGGTACTTGTCACAACTGTAATAAAACCTATCAACTACATACATATAAACGTAAAGGTGAATCTGCACGTGAATATGTAAAGCCAGATTTTTCTACTAAAACGCATAAAGCGCCAAGTAGTAAAGTTGTTGAATGGTTTAAAACAAGAGGTATATCTCAGAAGACTCTCGAAGATTTAAATGTCTCCGAGGGTCCTGAGTTTATGCCACAAACCGGTAAGTCCGAGAATACAATAAAGTTCAATTATTTTATGGGTGGCGATTTAATTAATATTAAATACCGCGATGGAAGAAAGAACTTTAAATTATTTAAAGGAGCTGAGAAAGTCTTCTATAATATAAATAGCATTGTAGGTTATGATACATGTGTTATTGTTGAAGGCGAAATGGACGTATTAGCGTATCATGAAGCTGGAATTACTAATGTAATATCTGTACCAAATGGAGCTACATTAAATCATAACAATTTAGATTATTTAGATAATTGTATAGATTACTTTGAAGATAAAGAAAAAGTAATACTAGCAGTTGATCAAGATGATGCGGGTGTTGCATTGCAAAATGAATTGATTAGAAGGTTAGGAGCAGAAGTTTGTTACTTAACTAATTTTGTAGATTGTAAAGATGCTAATGATTATTTACTTAAATATGGTAAAGAAGAGTTAGCTAATACAATAAAAGAATGTAGACCCGTACCACTAGAAAATGTTACAACATTTAAAGATATAGAACATGAGGTTACAGACTTTGTACAAAATGGTTTTAAACGCGGTTTTCAAATTGGTCTTAGCAATTTTGATAATATCTTCAGCACTTACACTGGTCAATTTATTACAGTTACTGGTATTCCTTCATCTGGTAAATCAGATTTTGTAGACCAAATGTGTGTAGGTTACAACCAAAACTATGGTTGGAAAACAGCATTTGCATCTCCTGAAAATGCACCTACATTTTTACATGCGCATAAGCTAATGCGTAAAGTATGGCAAGATATGCCACGAAAATCAGATATTGGTACCGCTAAATGGAAACAAGTAGCAGAACACGTTAATGATAACTTTTTCTTTATTGATATGGAAAAGTATACTCTTGAAACAGTATTACGTAAAGGAGCAGAGTTAGTTAAGCGTAAAGGTATCAAATGTCTTGTTATTGATCCATTTAATAAGATTAGAGATACAGAATGTAAATCTGAGGATGTAAATAGATATACAATGGATTATCTTACTAAGATTGAAACGTTTGCAAAAAAGTTTGATGTCTTAGTATTTATTGTTGCTCACCCAACTAAAATGTATAAAACACAAGATGGTAAAATAGAAGAGCCAACAATGTATAATATTAAAGGTGGTGGTGAATGGTATGATGCAAGTTATCATGGCATATTAGTCCACAGAGATTATGAAGCTAAAACTGTTAAAGCAAAAGTTTTAAAAGTTAAGTTTCAAAATTTAGGCGAGAACGGAGCTGAAGCTTATTTTAAATGGGATCCTCGTTCTGGTTGTTTTATTCCTCATATAATTGAAAGTATTGATGATGAGCCAATGCCTTGGGAAACATAATGCCTAGAAGAAAATCAAAACCAATGCCCTCATACTTTGCTTCAGAAGAAGAAATGGAAGCGTGTTTATTCTGTAGAAGAAATAATATAAGAATATCACCTATGGGTATACAAAATGATTTAGACCACTGGAGAATAACAATTAATATAGGTCCATATAAAAAAGGTGAGGTGCCACATATATCTCCTCATATATACGATAGAAAAACTATATGGCCTGAGTATTATAAAATGTGTAAATATTATTATGACAAATATAGAAAATCAATATAGAGCTTTACTAGCAAACTTATTGCAGTCAGCACCTGAAAAGAAAGATAGAACAGGTGTAGGTACTAAGTCTCTGTTTGGTAGACAAATTGAACATGATATGTCATTAGGTTTTCCAATGTTAGTTGGAAAGAAAATGTATTTTAACCACGTTATATCAGAACTATTATGGATATTAAATGGTAGAACGGATATGGGTTACTTACATGAAAATGGTGTTCATTATTGGGATGATGATTATAAAAGGTCAGGCCGTAAAGACGGAACGTTAGGCCCTGTATATGGTGCGCAATGGCGTGACTTTAATGGCTATGACCAGTTAATGAATTTAATATATAATATTATTATTGATCCATCATCAAGAAGGCATATACTAAGTGCATGGCGACCAGATAAATTAAAGAATATGGTTTTACCTCCATGCCATTATGCTATACAAGTCAATATAAATAATGATAAAATGGATTTAATGTGGATTCAAAGGTCTGCAGATGTGTTCTTAGGTTTGCCTTATGATATTGCAATGTATGGTGTATTGCTTAAATTACTTTGTATTAATACAGAATACAAACCAGGTAAGTTGATAGGTCAACTTGGCGATTGTCATTTATATTTAAATCATATTGATGCCGCAAGCACATATATTTATAGAAAAACTGACCATATAGAATTACCAAAATTAAAAATACACGGTAATGGTATTGTATTTAAAGGAGGCCATAGAAGTAATCCTGGATTAGAAATACCTAAAAAGAAAAACTTTGAATTAATTAATTATAATCCTTTGCCAGCTATACCGGCAAAACTAAATGTTGGAAAATGACATATTATTTATATCACATTCCGGGTAAAAAAATTGGTGTAACACGTGATCTTAATAAAAGGGTTACGCAAGTGCAGGGTTATAAACCTGGTGAATACGAAGTTCTAGAATCTTCTACAGATATTCATTATATATCTGATAGAGAAATAGAACTTCAAAAGTCTTTTGGATATAGAAAAGACAATAAACTTTATAAAAATTTATTTAAAATGAAAATAAACGTAACCGAACAAACCACAACATTTCCTGTAAAAGTAACTAAGCTTAAAGAAGCTTTAGAAAATGAACCAAATTTAATTTGGAAAACAGGATTTGGTAAAATTGCTTTGTGTCCACAATTAATAAAATGGATAGCAACAAATGCACATGAGTCAATGTATAATAGTGAAAGAAGCTATGTATATAATAAAACTTTATGGGGAGCATTCACAAAAATAAATAGCTTAGAAAGCTTAGTGGAGCATGCTAGAAAATTCAAACCTGGTACAACTGAAATAGAGGATATTCCTATCTTTGATTTAATAAGATACTGGGCTAATGAAAGAGGTATATACGAAAAAGGTAATCCTCACACACAATATGTTAAGCTTCAAGAAGAAGCTGGTGAATTAGCAAAAGCTTTACTTAATAAAGATAAACCTGAAATTAAAGATGCTATTGGTGATATAGTTGTTGTATTAACAAACTTAGCATATCTTGAGGGTGTTACTATTGAAGAATGTATTAAATCAGCTTATTCTGAAATAGCAAATAGAAAAGGCAAAATGATTAACGGTACATTTGTAAAAGAAGTAGAAGTTCATGAGGAAGAAGTACTATAGAAAAAAGAAAAGAGGTCCCGTAGTTTCAAAAAAAGTTGAATACGATGGAATCACTTTCGCTTCTGGCTTAGAAAAATATATGTATATTGTTTTGAAAGAAGCTGGTATACGAGCCAAATACGAAGGTGAAACATTTGTATTATTAAATGGCTTTCATTTTGAAAATGAAGCCTACGAAAGACAAGCTAATAGTAAAGGAATATTTAAAAATAGGGGAAGCAAAAGAGTGTTACCTATAAAATATACACCTGATTTTATTGGCAAAGACTTTATTATTGAAACAAAAGGTAGACCTAATGAATCATTTCCAATGAGATGGAAGTTATTCAAAAGATTGGTAACTCAACAGTTTCCAAACTATACTTTATTTAAACCACAAAATCAAAAAGAATGCGACAAGGTAATAGAAATTTTAAAGAGTCAGCCAAGCATTTAGCAAGACGCAAATATAAAGAGCGTAAGATTGACTCGTTTATAAAATGGTCATTATCTACACGTGGTTGTTTAAAGTGGAAAGACTTAGAATTCATACATAATAAATACAATGTAAAATGTTATGGCTAAGAAATTAAATATATTTCAATATAGAAAAAAACACAAAATAAAACGTAAAGGAATTCACGCGAAGTCTAAAACGTCAAATTTAAAATCAAGTAAAAATTATGTCAAAAAATACAAAGGGCAAGGAAGATAATTGGTCAATGGCTTTAGGTTTATATCCCGGATTATTATTCGGTGTAAGAACTTATGAAGGCCCAATTTGGTCACAGGTAGTATTTTATTTACCTTTTATTGATCTTGCTATAGAATGGAAAAATTAACAATATGAAAAACTTAATAATTTATTTAGTAGCAATTATGTTCTCAGGATCAATTGCTTTACAAAAAAACGACGCACCTAAAGTAACACCTTATAAGGTTGCGGTTGAAACTGAAGACGGTAAACGTTTTTATATACCATCTAATTTAGTCGAAATAAAAGAAGAGGCTTTTAATAATTGGTATAGTAGTCCCTATAGAGGAAAGTTAGAAGTTTTAATAGAATTTTAATATGGCAGCACCACTATTTACAGAAAGAATACCTTATAAGCCTTTTGAATACCCAGAGTATTATACTGAGGGTTGGTTAAAACAAGCACAAGCATTTTGGTTACATACTGAAATACCTATGTCAGGTGATGTTAAAGACTGGAATGAAAAACTAACTCCAGAAGAAAAAAATTTAGTGGGTAATATTCTATTAGGATTTGCACAAACAGAATGTGCAGTGTCTGATTATTGGACACAGAAAGTCGTATCATGGTTTCCTAAACATGAGATACAGCAAATGGCTATGATGTTCGGCTCACAAGAAACAATACATGCTGTAGCTTATAGTTATTTAAATGAAACACTTGGACTTGAAGACTACGAGGCTTTCTTACATGAACCAGCTACGGCTGCTCGTTTTGACAATCTCGTGTCATATGATGGCAACGATCCCGTGGGTATCGGAAAGTCATTGGCTGTTTTCTCTGCTTTCGCAGAAGGAGTTTCTTTATATTCCGCTTTTGCAGTGCTTTATTCTTTTCAAATGCGTAATTTACTTAAAGGTATTGGGCAGCAAATGAAATGGAGTGTGAGAGATGAATCTCTTCACAGCAAAATGGGTTGTCAATTATTTAGACAAATGTGTTCACAAATACCAGGATTAAAAGAGGAATGTGAACCACATATATTTGAAGCAGCTTTAACAATGCACAATGCTGAAGTAACTTATATAAATAAGATATTTGAGATGGGTGATATAGAAAATTTAACAAAATATGACCTTACACATTTTATTAAAAAGAGACTTGGTGACAAACTTGCAGAGTTGGGTTACACAAGTAAAAAGTATAAACAATGGGACTTCACGTTTTATGACCCCAAATGTATTAAAAATATGTCTTGGTTTGATCATCTTACCGGTGGTCATACCCATACAGATTTCTTTGCGGTTAGGCCAACTGATTATAGCAAAGCTAATGAAGGTGAAGACTTTGAAGATATTTGGTAATGAATAGAAAGTTACTAAAGATTATAGCAACAACTAAAAGGTTAACACCTATTGAAAAAATGTCTACTCGTATTGGATATATGGGCGCTGGTTTTTTAGTTGCAGCTCAATGGACAATTGAACCTAAATTATATATTGCAGGATTTATTTGTGTAATGGTACAAACAGCTGCTAGAAAACAATGGAACTTAGTAGCATTAAATATTAATGGGCTTGTTGCCTGGATAAAACATTTATTAACATAATGTGGAATAAAGATTGGAAAAAAGGTGTAGATTATCCTTCGTGGGGTGATACAGATGTGTATAAAAAAACAATAGCGGGCGGTTATTTAGTTAATGGTGAATCACCTCGTGATGCTTATATGAGAGTTTGTACAACTATAGCGAAGCGTTTAAATCGTCCAGAATTAACTGAAACTTTTTTTGAATATATATGGAAAGGTTGGCTATGTTTAGCTTCTCCTGTGCTATCTAATACAGGCACAGATCGAGGATTGCCTATATCATGTTTTGGTATCGATGTTGCGGATAGTATACATGATATTGGTATGAAAAATTTAGAGATGATGCTACTCGCAAAGCACGGCGGTGGAGTTGGTATCGGATTGAATATGATTAGACCCGCCGGTGCAAACATAACAGGAAATGGAACATCTGATGGAACTGTGCCTTTTTGTAAAATCTACGATTCAACTATACTTGCCACGAATCAAGGATCTGTCCGAAGAGGAGCTGCAAGCGTTAACATTAATATTGATCACCCCGACTTTGAAGACTGGTTGGAAATACGTGAACCTAAAGGAGACATTAATCGTCAATCGCTCAACTTACACCAGTGCGCTGTGGTCGGCGATAAGTTCATGCGAAAACTTGATGCAGGTGATAAAGATGCAAGAAAATTATGGGGAAAGCTATTACAAAAGCGAAAAGCAACTGGAGAGCCTTATATTTTATTTAAGGGAAATACAAACAAAAATAATCCAGATGCTTACAAAAAACACGGATTAAAAGTACATATGACAAATATATGTTCTGAAATTACATTACACACAGATGAATCTCATTCATTTGTTTGTTGTTTATCATCGTTAAACTTAGCCAAGTACGATGAATGGAAAGGAACTAATTTAATATATGACGCTACTTGGTTTTTAGATGGCGTCTTAGAAGAATTTATACAAAAGTCAAAAGGTAAAGTTGGCTTCCACAATTCTGTTAGATCTGCTGAAAAAGGTAGAGCATTAGGATTAGGTGTGTTAGGCTGGCATACATATTTACAGGAAAAAGGTTTACCGTTTGAAGGATTATTATCACAATATGAAACAAGAAAAATATTTTCACAAATTAAAATCGAGTCTGAACGAGCTTCACGAGCTTTGGCTGAAATTTTTGGAGAACCTCTTTGGTGTGTCGGTACTGGTTTACGTAATACCCATCTACGCGCTATTGCTCCTACTGTCTCTAACTCTAAGCTTAGTGGAAACGTCAGCCCAGGTATTGAGCCGTGGGCGGCTAATGTTTTCACTGAGCAATCAGCAAAAGGTACCTTCATCAGGAAAAACCCAACGCTCAAAAAAATCTTAAGAAAACATAAGATAGATAACGAAAGGATATGGTTAAAAATATTAAAAGATGGTGGATCTATACAAGGCTTAAAACAATTAGATAGTATTACACACGGGCCTCATGATATACCTGTTAAAGAAATATTTAAAACTTTTAAAGAAATTAATCAATTGGAATTAGTTAATCAAGCTGGCATAAGACAACAATATATTGATCAAAGTGTTAGCTTAAACCTAGCGTTTCCAGCAATAGCAACACCAAAATGGATTAATAGAGTTCATATGGAAGCATGGAAAAAAGGTATTAAAACATTATATTATATGAGAACCGAATCTGTACTTAGAGGTGATATTGCCGAACAAGCTATGGATGAAAACTGTTTAGCATGCGATGGATAAAATAACATTAGAAAATATATTAGAGCCTGTAGGCGTAGCAAACTTTTTTAAAAATTATTGGGGTAAAAAACATTTAATAATTAGAAGAAATAAATTTAAAGATTTATTTACGTGGAATGATTTTAATAATTATTTAAATAGATACCCTCATGTAAAAGGTTTGCAAATTATTGATTATCGTAAAGAAGGCGATGGTCGATGGTGTTTAGATAAAGTAAGAAATAATAAATTACAAGAAATACTTTTATCTAAAAAAGAAATGTATAAACAATGGACTAACGAAGATAGAACTTTTGTTATACCATTTGTTGAATATGAAAAAGAAAGTTTAGTTGATATATGTTTTGAATTTGAAAAGTATTTTGGTCACGGTCAAGCAAATGTATATGCTTCACCTAAAGCTAATTCAAAATCATTTCCTGCTCATGCAGATGGTACTGAAAACTTTTTATTTCATACCGAAGGTAAAACTAAATGGACTGTATATAAAGAATTTGCTCCTGCTAAACCAAATGAAATAGCTGAAGAGTTTATTTTAGAACCAGGCGATTTGCTATACATTCCACAATATCAATATCATAAAGTTGATACTATTGGACCAAGAATATTAATAAGTATACACTTTAAAAATAAACCAAATCAAACATTAGAAAAATTTAAAGTAACTACAAATAAACAAAACAAAAGACCTGTTTGGATTAATTGGCAACCTAAACAAAAACAAAAAATTCAAAGTCAAGCTAGACTTATGAATAAAGCTAATTGGTCTAAACCTTATTTTAATAAACTATGAAAAATTTAATAATATATTTAGTATTAATATTATTTACAAATAATATTGATTCCTGCCCGGAATGTCCACCACCACCAAAAGTAAAAGTTGGTTATGTTGCTTTTATAATGCCAGACGGAGAATGGTTTGAAGTACCAAATAATTTAGTTATTATTGATTCAGTAAAATATAAAAAATGGTACTATGATATAAATAAAAAATTTGATATGAATGTTAAAGAACCTTGGTCACCAATAAGTAAATAAAAATGAAAGCAGGTAAAATTTGGGGTAATACCAAGATGATACATAAAAATGGTGTATTAGAATTTCACAGAATAGAATTTAATAAAGGATATAAATGTTCAGAACACGAACATAAATATAAATGGAACGGATTTTTTGTTGAATCCGGTGAAATGCTCGTAAGAGTATGGCAAGATGATCAAGGTCTTGTTGACGAAACAATATTAAAAGCTGGAGACTTTACTATGGTCAAACCTGGTAAGTTCCATCAATTTGAAGGATTAAAAAATGGTGTAGCTTTTGAATTATATTGGGCTGAATTTAATCACGATGATATAAACAGAAGAACATCAGGTAAACAAGTATAAAATGAGAATATTTATAGGACACGACTCAAGATACAAAGACGCTACAAAAGTATGTAAGCAGTCTATATTAAATTACTGGCCAGAAGCAGACATTACTTATTTAGATAAAGCTGCATTAATAAAAGCTGGTATATATGGCAGAGAAGATGTAGAAGGAGAATCTACAGAATTTTCTTTTACAAGATTTTATGTACCTTTTTTATGTAATTATAAAGGAATAGCTATGTTTTGTGATAATGATTTTTTATGGAAGGGTGATCCAAGAAACATAAGAAGATATGTAAATGGTAATGAGCCAATGGCAGTTGTTAAGCATGATGATTATGAAGCAGAATCTAACAAAATGAATGGTATACAAAACAAATCATATCCAAAAAAGAACTGGAGTTCATTAATGGTATTTAGATGTGATCAATTTAAAAATAAATTAACAAAAGAATATTTAGATAATGCAACACCTGCACAGCTACATGAATTTCATTTTATTAATGAAAAAAATATAGGTTCAATACCTAAAGATTTTAATTGTTTAGTTGGACATTATGATTGCAAAAATGCTAAAGCATTACATTATACAAATGGTGGGCCTTGGTTTGATGAATATAAAAATGGTGAACTATCAGAAGAATGGTGGAAAGTATACAACAGTTTGTAAAAAATAAACGTATTATATTTGTTGGTAACTCTGTAGAGATTATGAATCATAAACTTGCAAAGTTTATTGATAAATATGATATTGTTGTAAGATTTGGTAGAGCTATTGAAGCTACACCTTTACAAGAAGAATCTTTAGGTACTAAATGTGATATATGGATTACAGGGCAGTTTAGAGCACCATCATATAATAATGTAAAAAAAAAATTTACTAATGGTAAATTTAAAAATACTAAAATTTTAATTAATAGATGTAGAGGAAATTTAAAATTAAAAGACTGGATATTAGAAGATAGATTACCAAAAGATTTTCCTAAATATACACAAATGTATTCTGATGATGAATTAGTTAAAATAATGAAAGAGTTTGATAAAGATTTATTAGGTGTAAATGATTATAGACCTAGTGCAGGATTTATAAGTATTATATGGTTTATTGATAAAATAAAAACATATAAAAGTATTGATCTTATAGGTTTTGATTTCTTTGCTAAAACTATAAAAGCAAGACCCAAAGACAAACGTGGTAAAGTTAGTAATTGCGATCCACATAGTTGGCATTTGCCAGTATATGTGTTAAACAGACCAGCACATGATAAAGATATGGAACAACAATATATGAGCTCTCTTAAAAGAAGAGGATTAATAAATTGGCATATGCTTAGTGATTTAAGTGTGGGGAAGGTTCCTTATACAGGTTGGATGCAAGGACAAAAAATAATGAAGACTGCTCCTCGATATTCTAAAATATCAAAAATTTTACCACAATCTAAACAATAATTTTATTTCCTTGGCTCTTTGACAGTTGCTGAATTGGAAGATCTATCTGTACTTGGAACAGATTTAGGATTAGGTGTTTGACCGTAGTTATTTTTACTACTACCAGCATTACTACTGCTATTGTTATTACTACCTCTACCACTGTTTCCATAACTCGGAACATAATTATGATAATAAGGTCTATACCAGTTATTCCACCCATAACCATATCCTGAACTATAATTTATAATTCTATAATTAACAGGTCTTATAACATCAATAGGTAATTTTAAAGTATCACCTTCATGTGTTACAGCTAATACGTGAGTAATTTGTAATTTAGGTTTTGGCTGTATTGAGCAACTAGTGACAAGTACAGCTACCGCAAAAAGGACAATTTTCCATAGTTTCATTATATAGTTTTATACTTTGTTTTATTATTATCGTCTTTATAAGCTACTAAACATCTATTTCTATTATCATCTTCATTTACATAACTAATATGTACCCAGTCAGGATTTACTCCATCTCCAAATTCCCATATCATTTGGTCAAATGATAAAGTTTCTTTTACATATCTATACATATCGGCATTACTCATATAAGAGTATGTGTCATCAATATCAATTGCTTGGCCTTTACAATGTTGCGATTTTGAACTCCCACCAATCGCTTGATTAAGTTCAGGCGAACGATAGAATGAATTGATCTTTATAGGACCTCCTACGTGCTTTCTAAGAGGCTCAAATATTTTTTCTGCTAATAACTCCATATTAGATAAATGATAGCTATTTGGTGTGTTGTCTATTCCTAATCTTTTTGCTGTAATACTTCC